GGTGCCGACGCTGGCAAGGTCAAGGTGCTCGTGGGTGACGCGGCTCTCGCCGGCATCTACGGCATCCGCGACGCCGTCAACGTCCGCAGCACCGTGGACGAGTACGCCCGCTTCGACCAGACCGCCTGGTACGCCACGGTCCGAGTGGATGCCAACTGGCACTCGCTCGGAGACAACAGCGAAGCCGGTCCGATGGTCGCCCTCAAGAGCAAGTCCTGAGCATAGGAGATTCCTGACAATGAATGCGTTCGACATCTCGCGAAGTGCGACAAAGATCGGCACCGGTGACACGGCGACCACCGCCACGCACCAGCACAGCATCGACACGCTCGGCTTCGACTATGCGTCCATCGACGTCATCTTCGAGCCGGTCGTTGCCGCGGGCACCAACTCGGCTGTCGCCATCGCTCTCAAGCTGCAGGAAGGCGACACGACCGCGAGCTACTCCGACATCACCGCTTTCGTCGGTGGTGGCTCGGGCGGGTTCACGATTCCGACGCCGGCCGACACGGACACGACCAATGTGGTGCGGTTCGACGTCGACATGCGTGGTAGGAAGCGATACCTCAACGTGTACGCCACGCCGAATGCTGCAAGCGTCGTTGCCAGCAACGCACGCCTCGGCAAGCCCGAAGAGGGGCCGACGACGGCTGCCGGCAAGGGTGTGCTCGGTGCGGTCAGCGGCTGACGCTTGACACCATCGGCAACATGAGCCAAGGACGGCGGGCACGGATGCCCAATCCGGCCCGCCGTTTCCTTTGGAGTGCCGCTGCATGCAAGTCACGGTCGGAAACACGCAAGTCGACGTGCGAGTCGAGGCTGTCATGAGCGTGCCTCGGCTCGGCTTCATGGACAACTTCTACACGTGGGCTCAGGCTTTGATGCCGCTTGGCATCCGGCCAACGAAGGTGACGGGAGCCTTCTGGGGCCAGTGCCTTCAGCGTGTGATGGAGCAGTTTGTAGACGAGGCGGAATACATCCTGACCATCGACTACGACACGTTCTTCACCCAAGCCGACCTGGAGCATCTGCTGGCTCTGGCGATGACGTTTCAGTGTGATGCCATCACCGGGCTGCAGACGAAGCGGGAGGACGGTCGCCCGATGCTGACGCTCAAGGGACAGCTCGACGACCCGCCGGCCGAAGGCTCCACGAGCGTGCCTCGTGAGTGGTTTGCGGCTCCCGTGCAGGAGGTCGACACCGCTCACTTTGGCTGCACGTTCATTAGCACGGCTTCCCTAAAGAGAACGCCGAAGCCTTGGTTTCTCGGTGTGCCCAACGACGACGGGCTCTGGGAGCACGGCCGAGTGGACGACGACATCTACTTCTGGCGGCAGTTCAAGAAGGCTGGCAACCGTCTCTATGTGTCGCCTCGCGTCATTCTCGGTCACGGCGAGTACATGGTCACGTGGCCGGGTGCTGCGTTGCAGAAGCCGGTGCATCAGCACGCCACGGACTTCTGCCAGACGATGAAACATCCCGAGGGAGTCTGGAAGGTGCCCACATGATGCGTGTCAGATTCGTGAAGAGCTTCCGCACGTACTCGCGAGGCCAGGTCGTCGAGCTCGGCGGCGGTGAAGCAAACGTGCTGCTTGCCAGAAAGATTGTCGTTCCCGACGAACGCCCGCTGCTGGTGGAGACCGCCACGGCCGAGCCAGAGGCCCGCACAGCCGATATCACGCCACAGCGACGGAGACGCGGCCGATGAGATATCGCAGCCTAGAGCGTGTCACAGAGCCAGCCGTGGAGCCCGTGACGCTCACGGAGGCGAAGCAGCACCTTCGCGTGGACACCAGCGACGACGACACCTACATCACCGGTCTGATTACGGCAGCTCGTCAGTGGGTCGAGGAGTATCTCGACCGGTCGCTCGTCTCGACGCAGTGGCGGATGCGAGTCGACACGTTCCCGCTGGAGTTCACACTGCCACGTCCTCCGATGGCAACGAGTGGCACGCTCACCAGCACGACGGTCACGTACACACTGACGCCGACCTCGACCAACACGGCGACGCTTACGACGACCACGCTCTCGACCACCACCTACCGCGTTGACAGGGAAGCGACGCCGGGCAAGATCCGCACCATCTACGGCGGCACGTGGCCGAGTCACCTCGCAGATCCGAATGCCATCACGGTGACATGGTGGGGTGGCTACGGCAGCTCAAGCACGGACGTGCCTCGGGCCATCCGGCACGCTTGCCTCATGCTCATCGGGCACCTCTACGAGCGACGGCTTGCGGCTGACAGCATGGCCAGCAACGAGGTGCCCTTCGGCGTCAAGGCACTCCTCGACTCGCAGAAGTGGGGCAGCTACCGATGATCCGCCCCGGCGAGATGCGCGAGCGTGTGACGGTGCAGGTGGCGAGCCAGACGACGAACACGCTGGGCGAGGCCACGTTCGCGTGGACCGACTCCACGACCGTGTGGGCGAGCGTCACTGGCGTCAGTGCAGCCGAGGCACTCCAGAACGGGCAGCAGGACACCACCATCACGCACCGGGTGCGGCTGCGGTATCTCTCGGGGCTCACCAGCCGCGACCGGTTCAAGTGGCGGGACAGGACGCTGGCGATTGTGTCGTTGCTCGAGTTCGCCAACCGCAGCGAGCACGTGGCCGTGTGCGAGGAGCAAGTCTGATGGCACGTCTTGTCAAAGGCACGGTTGTTGAGTTTGAAGACTTGAAGAGGCTTGGGAACGAGCTTCTTGACTTTCCAAAGTCGACGCGGCGGAAGTATTTCCGTGCGGCATTCAATGCAGCCGCCAAAGTTGGCGTGGCAAAGCTCAAGCAAATCACGCCAAAAGGTCCGACCGGAAACCTCAAGAAGTTCACGGCCATCAAGGCAACATCTGGATACGGCCTCGCTGGCTACAAGCGAGGCCCGCGACGCTCAAAAAAGAACGAAGACTCGGCAAGTGGCTACCACGCTTCTTTGCTGGAGTTTGGAACCAAGCCACGAAAAACAAAGGGCCGCATTGCGTCGACCTTCGGAAACAAAGGCAAAGGCCGTGGCGGTGCCATGCGGATTGTGGTGGCCAAGCGTGGCAAGTTTGCCGGAATGACAAGGACCAAGAGCCCGGCGTTTCCGAAGTCGTTTTTCAAGTCGGCAGTTGCAGGACAGAAAGTTCAGCTTGGCCGCATGCCAGTTGGCGGGCGGCTTGGTAAGCCGCCGGTCAAAACAGCTTTCGAGCAAGCTCGTAGCGGCATTGCTACCGTCCTTCGGGAGCAAGCAGCGACTGCCTACGAGCGTGCCAGCAAAGACCTTGCCCGCAACTTCCCGCCGAAAGGCACGACATGAGCTTCAAGTCACCGGAAGCAGTCCTGCGTTCCGCCCTTATCGCCGACGCTGGCGTCAACGCCCTCATCGGCTCGCGGATCTACCCCCTGCTCGCCCCGGCTTCGACGTCGCTACCGTTCGTCGTGTGGCGTCGCAGCGGCATCAACCGAGAGCAGACGCTGGGTCCGCCGATGGGCGTTCCACGGGTCAGCGTGGAGTACACCATTTTCGCCACGACCTACTATTCCGCTCGCAACGTCGCCGACGCCATGCGGCGGGCTCTGGATGGGTACGGAGGCATTCTCGACAATGTAGAGGTAAAGCAATCGAGCCTTGAGGACGAGTCTGACGACCTGGCAACGCTCGAGGGCTCCGAGACACCAGACGCCTACAGCGTGACACAGACCTACGACGTTATGTGGCAGGAGACTTAAATGGCGACGACGCCTCATGATTCCAGCGGCACGCTGATTGTGTTCGGCGGCACCACGTTTACGGTCACGAGCTTTACGCTCAACTTCTCCGACGTCAGCGGCAACACTGACCGCATCGACGTGAGCCACCTCGGTCAGTCGACCGGCTCGACGATCCTGACGGTCAAGCGTCCGCTCGTTGGCTCGGCCACGGGTGAAACCGGCAAGGAAGTCAGCTTTGACTACATCGGCACCACGCAGCTCACTGGCGGCACGACCGGCACGTTCACCATTACGGGTGGCACGTCGCTCACCGGCGCGGCAACTGTCGTCAGCAGCTCGCTCACGCTGGCGGTCAACGACGTCGTGCGGGGCAGTGTCACAATCCGAGTGGCATGATGCCGGGAGGCCGGCATGGCAGCGTATTCGACCGGGCTCACGGTGACGTGGAACTCAGTCGCCTTCACTGAGGTGACACAGCTCGCATGGGGCTCCGGCGGCTCTCGCCAGGGACGCTCGACGGCCTGGAGCTCCGAGCAAGGCAGCGTGTCTGTCACGTGCCTCGGCACGCACAACGTCAGCCGCACCAACTTCGGCACACGTGCTGTGCTGACCATCTCCGGCGGCGGCTCGGACTTGACGAGCTATGCAGCATGGGAGTCGGTGGCAGTGGCACCGGAAATAAACGGAGTCACTCGATACACCGTGACACTCAAGCTTCTGGACGACACTTGATATGGCACTGACCAAAGACCAGATTCTCGCCGCTGATGACATGGGGCTCCTTGAGGTCAAGGTGCCCGAGTGGGGTGGCAGCGTATTCGTGCGAGTGATGAGCGTCGGCGAGCGAGACAGCTACGAAAACGAGTGGATGGTCAACAAGGCCACCGGTGTTGCCAACTTCCGCAGCAAGTTCTTGCAGCGTGTGCTCTGCAGCGAAAAGGGCGATCTGCTGTTCTCACGTGACGAGGTCGAGAAGCTCGCCGCCAAGAGTGCCCGTGCCATCACTCGCGTGTGGGAAGCGGCGATGCGGCACAACAACCTTTCCGACAGCGACGTTGAGGAGCTCGCAAAAAACTGAACTTGCGGCCGGCGAGGCTCTTTCTGTTTCGCTTGGCCGCAACGCTCGGCATGACAGTGAGAGAGCTATGCACGCGAATGGACTCCAGGGAGCTTGCCGAGTGGATGGCCGTGCACAGGTTCTTCATGCCATTGGCGGACTCGTGGCACCAGACCGGCATCTTGGCGTCCGCCGCGTTAGCTCCCTACTCGCCCAAAGGGCGACCGCCCAAGCCGGCAGACTTCGTTCCCATCGAGACGCCTCCACAGCATCAAGTGCAGATCGACGCCGCCATCGCCGAGCTTCGCCGGCAACTACGAGGTGAGTGATGGCTACAGCAGTCGGCCTCAACATGAAGATCACCGCCGACACGGCGGGCATTGGTCGCGGCATGAACCGCACCGAGAAGGCACTGGCTGGGCTGAAGCGGTCAACCGACCAAGCGGCAAGTGCCCTGCGTGGGCTTGTTGCCATTGAGGTTGGCAAGGTGCTCGCCAGCGGCTTTCAAAGAGCTGCCGACGCAGCCATCGGTATGGCAAACCGACTGCGAGCCACCATCGACGAGACAGCCAAACTCGCTCAGCGGACGGGCATTGCCGTCGAGGCGTTGCAGGGGTTTCAGATTGCGGCCGGTCTTTCCGGCGTGAACAACTTCACGGAAGCCATCTCAAAGCTGAGCGTGAAGATTGCCCAAGCTGGCCAGGGCAACAAGGACGTTCAGCAGACGCTCGAGCGTCTCAACTTGTCGTTCGAGCAGCTTGAGGCCATGTCGCCGGAGGACAGGTTTCAAGCCGTCGCGGCAGCCATACAAGGATTGCCAAACGAGATGGAGCGGGCGGCCGCTGCGGTCAAGCTCTTCGAGGAAGGCGGCATCCAACTGCTGCCGCTGTTCGCACAGAACCTAGACGAAATCCAAGCGAAGGCAGAGCGTCTTGGCATCGTGCTCTCTGGCGACCAAACCGCAGCCATCGAGGAGATGAACGATGCCTTGTCGTGGGTCAGCAAGACCTTTGACGGCATCATCGGCCAGGTGACGGCGAACCTTGCGCCAATCGTGACATCGCTTGCAGAGGAGTTCCTTTCGTTTGTTGAAGCGTTTCAGGGGTTTGGTGGCGGCGGAACCGGGATTGCCGACGCACTCACGGAAGGTCTGCTCGACTTCGCGGAGTATCTCGCTGGCGTGTTTGACGCGACGCTGGAGAGCTTCGGGAGCTTTGGCGAGACCATGTCTGCCGTGGCTCGCGTTTTTGAGTTCGTGACGAACACGTTTGTTGCCGTCGTAGAAACGCTGCGTGCAGCTTTCAACTTCTTTGAAATGACCGGCAACTTCATTGCCGAAATCATTGGCGGTCTGCTTGAAGGTCTCGGCAGTTTCGTCAGTAGCGACCTTGAAGCATTCGGCAAGCAGCTTCGAGAAAACGCCAATGCCGCCGGAAGGCAGAACGCCAGGGAGTTCACTGGTGCTCTGGGTAACGCTGGGGCAGCAGCTTCCGCTGCAGTGTTTGGCGGCTCGATTGCTGGTGCTTCTGGCGACGGTCCCGCAAGTCGTGCCGTACGTTCTGCCCGGGACCGCTTCCAGAATCGGAACTCACCTGAAGCCGATGCCGAGCGTGAGGCACGTAGGGTAGAGCAGCAAGCTGCGAGGCAGCAAGCGGCGGCTGCACGAGCTGCTCAGCAGGAGCAGGACCGTGTTGCAAAGGAAGCTGAGCGTGTCGCCCAGGAGCAAGCTCGAATCGAAGAGAAGCGATTGCAGGACATCGGCAGGCTCAACGAGCAGTACGCTGAGAAGTCCACCGAGATTGAAGCCTCAAGGCTCGACACGCTGTCCCGTGCCAACCAAAACGCCCTCGAAGCCAGTGACATCCGCAGCGGCGGCATCTCGCAGTTCCTGGCTCTCGCGACCGGACGCGAAGACCCTGCCGTCGCCGAAGCTCGTGCTCAGCGTCAGGAGCTCGAGAAAATCTCCGCTGAGATTCGCAAGCTAGGCGGCACCGTCGAACTCGTGGGGGCCGCGTGATGGCAGTCAGATCATTTCGCGAACTTGCCGGCCGCACGTTCCAGCATCGCTTCGGCGAGTCGCCGACAGCGGAAATCCGCTACGCACTGACGCTTGATGACCCTGCGACCTCGCATCAAGAGATGCTCAACTCCGTTGGCATCTTCCACGGTTCGCTGCACCCGGAGTACCTCTACCTAGTCTGCACTGAAGGAAGCGTCAGCGAGGCCGATCCTGACCCGTGGCATGCGTCGATCACGTACCGCTACGAAGTGCCGCTGCGTGGAACGCAGGAGTTCCAAGCGAACCCGCTGGCTCGGCCCGATGTGTGGTCATTCAGCACGGCCGGGAGCCAGGTGCCCGCACTTACCTACTACAGTGGCAGCGGCAACGGCAGCATCCTTCCGCTGGTCAACGGTGCCGGCGACTTTTTTGAGGGACTGACGACCGACGAGTCGGAGGTGCGAGCGAGCATCAGCGGCAACCGCTCGGCGTTTCCGCTGGCAACGGCAGCGGCAGTCACCAACGCACTCAATAACGCTCCTTATCTCGGCGGTGCCGTCCACACGTGGAAGTGTGCGGGCATCTCGGCACAGCAAGCAACCGAGGTCGTCAACGACATTGAGCTCAACTACTGGCAGGTGAGCGTTGAGCTCATCTATCGGCAGAGCGGTTGGCCGATGCTTATTCCACACGTCGGGTGGAACTACCTCGTTACCGCTGGTGGCGAGAAACGCGCCGCTTACGTCATCGACCCTGAAGACGGTTCGACCAAGCTGCCATCGAGCACACCACAGCCGCTCAACAGTGACGGGACGCTCAAGTACGCCGGTGCCGGCGGTGCTCCTGACCTGCTTACTCGCCGACTGCATCCCGAGGTTGACTTCTCCGCATACTTCGGCACACCACCGTTCTGAGGAACTCATGGCAGACATCAACTACACCATCGTCGGGCAGGTTCAAAAGGGCTCGCTCAATCAGCAGTTCGCCGCGAGCAACATCACGGCGAGCATGGCAACGGCCGGAGCGTACAGCGTGACGCTTGAGCTCGGCACGGCAACGTCCGCAATCTCGACGGCGACCATCGGTGCTCTCGGCATCTGCGTAGCTCGGTCGCTGGCAACGTCAGAGACGCATACGGTCTCGTTTGGCCGAGTCGTCAGCAACACGCTGCACGATGCCGTACGGCTCAAGGCTGGCGAGGCTGCGGTCTTGCGGCTTGCTCCCGGCAGCTACGCCGCAAAGAGTGCGGTAGAGGGCTCACGTTTGCTGCTGACCATCTACGAGGACTGACGTGGCTGGTGCCAACAAGCCCGATGGGAAAGACCCCGGCCAGCGTGTGAGCTTTACACGCTCTGGTGCCGACCGCATCGCACGAGCGGTGCGGATCGTTGAAGCCGGGAATCGCGATGGCCAGCCATTGCGGTTCGACCCGAGGCGTTTTTCGGGTCGCGGAGGCGGCGGCGGCATCTTCCGCACAGCGACCTTTTCTGGCAACTGGAACGTCGACACCACAACGACCATCACGTTTACCAACGTGACGGTCACTCCACAGACGGCAACGGCTCTCAATCTGTTCTGTGGCATCGCTGGCGGCGACGTTGGCGTGTGCCAAGACGAGCTCAAGAAGTGGTATCTCGTTTCGTGGGAGATGCAGGAAATCTGCACCACTCGCGTCATCGACATCCAGGTCGAGCTCAACACGACGAACTGCGAAATCTACCGCACGCTTGTGACGAGCGAGCAGAAGTTCCTGCGACTCACGTTCCCGTTTGCAACGTGCTCGACGGCTACGACACCAGGGTAAGGACATGGCACGCTGCGTGTGTTGCGGCTGCATCACGGACGACGACTGCTGCACGGGCGGCTTTTTCTTTAACAAGTCAACCTCGCCATGCCTCGGGCTCAACGGGCCTTTCGAGACTGACGACGAGTGTGCGGCAGCAGCTCTGGCGTGCCGCGTGTTTCCGCAGCCCGTGCCAATCTGCTTTTGCGAAAGCGGCGCGTTTGAGTGCTGCCCAGACGGCCAGTGCCGTGAGTCGTGCGAGGAAGAGGAGCTGCCGCCATGAAGCGAATCTCGCATGACGCTTTGGTCAAGGTTTCATCCGCAAAGCCGGCCGGGTACCTCGACGACGTGCTCTCGCATGCTGACCGCATTGAAGACGGCTGGGTCTACATCGCGGACGACGCCTTCTACGCTCTGCGTCACAAGTATTCGCCAGACGAGTTTCCGCTTGGCGGCCCCGGCACTGAGCTTCATCACATACTTGCTCGATTTGGCTTCTCGTTTTCCAAGCAGTGCAAGTGCCGAGCCCGGATGCTCACGATGAACCGCTGGGGCTGCGACGGGTGCGAGCAACACATCGAGGAGATTGTCGGCTGGCTGCGTGAGGAAGCAGCAGCACGGAAGCTGCCGTACCTTGACGTTGCTGGCAGGATGCTAGTGCGTCTCGCAATCAGCAACGCTCGCAGGGAGGCGAAGCGTGCCAAGCCGACAGCGTGAATACCGCGTCCACCTCGCCGGCAAGGCCTGGCGATGGGTCTACCGCTCGCTGAAGCGTCGCCGGCTGGCAGGACTCTGCAACTACACCGACCGCACGGTGACGATCTGCACTAGCGTGCGTGGCGTCGAAAGACTCGACACTGAGCTGCACGAGGCACTCCACGCACTGCAGTCGTTCGCCAGCGAAGAGCACACGGCCGAGGTAGCCACGGCACTTGCACAGATTCTCTGGCAGCTTGGCTACCGTCTCACGGAGGAGAGCGATGGCAGTTGACGCAATCACGCCGCTCGTCAAGGAGCTCGTGCGAAAGCATCCAGACGCACCGGCTCGCACGCTGGCTCGGCGTCTCGTCAAGGAGTCGAACAATGCCATCACGCTCGAGCAGGCTCGCAGCCGCATCCGCGTGCAGCTAGGCCAGAACGGCCCGAAGATGCAGAAGCTCGCTCGATTCAAGCGTACGGCCCGCAAGCCCGGCCAGGGCGTCGAGATGCCCAAGAGCGTGGCTGAGCCGTGGCAATCGTTCGACCTTGGCATCGTCGGCACCATCGGCATCCTGTCGGACATCCACGTGCCGTATCACTCTGAGCTCGCACTGACGAAAGCCGTCGAGCATCTGAAGACGACCGGCATCGACTGCCTCGTTCTTAACGGCGACACGTGCGACTTCTACAGCATCTCTCGGTGGATGAAAGACCCGAAGAAGCGGGACTTTCAGGCCGAAGGCCAAGCATGCCGCCAGTTGCTTGCGTGGCTTCGCAGCCAGTTCCCCGGCATCCGCATCATCTTCAAGACCGGCAACCACGAGGAGAGGTATCAGCACTGGCTCTGGCAGCACGCTGTGGAAATCTCCGACGACCCGAGGATGCAGCTTGATAGGTGGCTGGACTTTGATGACCACGGCATCGAGCTGGTCGACAACCAGCGGCCGATTCTCTGCGGTGAGCTTCCGGTGCTCCACGGCCACGAGAAGGGCAAAGGCATCTCGTCGCCGGTGAACCAAGCTCGAGGTGCGTTCCTCCGGTTGCACCACACCGTGCTCGAGGGACACGGCCACCGGACGAGCGGGCATGCCGAGTCGGACATGTGGCACAAGGAGGTCTTCTGCTGGTCGACCGGCTGTCTCTGCGACCTGACGCCCGAGTACGCCCGCATGAACAAATGGAACTGGGGCTTTGCCACGGTCACTGTGGACAAGGACGGTAGCTTCGACGTGGACAACCTACGCATCTCAAAGCATGGAGACGTTCGCAGCTCATGAGCACAATCGAAGAACAAATGGCCACGCTGACCCTGGATGAGAAGAACGCCGCACTGCGAGCCGCTGTCGAACGCCGGCTTTACGGCCAGGACGGCGACGACGAGCATCCGGTCCTGGCCGAGGACCACGAGGCAGACGACGAGCCAGATCCGATTCGCGAGCGTGGATGGACTGCGGCCGAGGTCGTCGAGCGGTTTTCGCCGCACCCGTCGAGCCGCCGCTTTCTTGAGCTGCTCGACGAGATGGCTGAGCTGCACCGAAGCAAGAGTCGTGACTACGGCTCCGAGGAAGACCCACTGGCAAATATCAGGCACGGTGCCGACTACGTGGACATCGAGGCATGGCGCGGCTGCATGGTCCGCATCGCTGACAAGGTCCAGCGGCTCCGCACGTACTGCAAAACGGGCCGGCTCGTCCACGAGGGAGTGCGTGACACGCTCCTTGACCTAGCAGCGTATAGCCTGCTGGCTATCGTGCTTTTCGAGGAAGGCGATGCTTGACCGCATGCTGTCGCTGACCGCCGACGACATCGCACGCATCGAGCACAGAGCCCGGCGTGCCGGCCAGCCGTCATGGACCGGCACCGCCGGGACCGTGGCTGCAGACGTCATGCGGCTCCTGGCCGAGCGGCAACGACTCCTCGTGCAGATTGCACGGCTTGAGGAGCAGCGTGACCACTGGCGGATTCGCGGGGACTGAGCCGGGCGGCCGGGCGTGGCGACGTGTATCCCCTCCCCACGTCGCCCCCGGCTTGCCCGGTCACTCGATGTCTGGCAGCACGTCGAGGTGATTCGCCCTGCCGACGATTTCCTCATCGTAGTAGTGCAGCTCTGCCATGCGGTCATCCGAGTGTCCGAGCTGGTCCTTGGCTGAGACGCCGCCACGCCGCAGATAGCTTGCCGTGCTTTTTCGGATGCTGTGCGGGCTTTTGTATTCAACGCCAGCAGACCGGCAGAGAATCCTGAGCGAGTTGTAGAGGCTGAGCCGGTCACGCACATCTAGCCAGGGCCACACACGTGCGTCGTCAGGGCCGACCTCGTGAGACATGAGCTGGCATAGCCTCGGTGTGATGGGCAATGTCTTGGTGGCTCGCCGCCCCTTTCTCGTGGCAGCCAAGAACGTGAGCGTATGCCGTTCAAGGTCGACCTCCCGCCAGCGGAGCTCGAGCACGGCACCAAGCCTTTCCCCCGTCTGGTACATGGCCATGAGCTTCGTCATCCAATACCAGCACGCAGGCACCGGACCAATCATGCCTCGCCGACGCTTCGCTGCAGCGACCAGCGCGGAAAGCTCCTCGACCGTGTACGCCTTGGGCACCGGCTTCGGCACTGGCGGGTTCCTATAGTCTGGCCATTCGACTTCGGTGCCGTCGCTCTTTTTGAGTCTTTTCTTGGAGCAATAGGACCACAAACTCCGCAGATGCACGGAATCCTTGACCACGGTGGCAATGCTCACCTGCGACCGCTGCTGTCGCCACTTGATGAATCTGCCGGCGACGGCGTCGTCCAGGTCGTCGACGGTAGCCACGTGCCCCAAGAACTCCTCGAACCGGTCGAGGGTCATGCCGTACATCTCGGTCGTCCTGTCCGAATACTGCCGACTCGGTGCCACACGCTCAATCAAAAGCTCTCTCAGAATCGTCATTGGTGTCCTCTCCGTTGTGTGTCGCTCAAGAGTGGCTAGTCTACGACACCTGAACACCTGTACAAAGCGTCC